ATTTCCAATAACCCATAATAGCAGGTATTAAAATCTCAGCAGAAATAACGCCGACAAGTACAGCAGCAACTATATCCCACAGTTTAATCTTTCGATTAACAATCCAGTTTGTAATACCACCTAAAGTTGACCCAAAAATACAACAAAGTTTTGCACCAAATGTAGCTATTAACCATTCCATTTTATAAATCCCCCATAGAATAAGGCTTGTAAATGCGTGTGTATCTACAAAAAGATAATCTCTGAAAATATTAAGAGTTGGCTTACAAGCCTTAAATTTAATAATTAGTTATTCTTTTAGTTTTTTCTTTCATAAAGAAACCTAAAACACCTGATATTCCACAACCAAGCATAACAATGGATTGCCATAAGTCACTAGGAATAACTACACCCACCATTGCTAATACACCTGATAAAGCGGCATAAGATGATGGTTCTTTAAATCTATCAATAATTTGTATCATTAATTTAAGTCCTTTTCTTTTTCGTCTTCTTCAAAAGGCATTGCTGCTAACAATGTCTGTAAAGAATTAGATTGTGCTGGAATCGAAGTTATATCGTTATCTTTTAAGAATTGACGAGCTACATTTAAATCACTAGCTTTTGCTTCACCAGATTTTACTAAAGCAATTAAATTATTTGCTAATAACGTATGTAATTCTTTTAACTTGTCATCAGATTTATTAGTTGCCATCTTTTCTCCTTAAATTTTGTGAAATCTTTTCTCCTGATCTTCCTACTGCATAACCACCCACACCAACTGTAAGTAATGTCCATAGTTGATCTGGTAGTTCAAGCACTAGATTAAACTGAAAGATGGCAGAGATAAGTGGCCCAGCTAAATAATTCCAAAAGATAATAGCCGTTATAGTTAGCATAAGAATAGGTCGCCAACTTGCAGTTATCCAATGCTCACTTTTAGCTTCTGCTAAAATAATGTTATTGGCTGCACTTTCGATTTCTGTAGATTTTTCTAGGAGAGCCAAACGAATTTCTCTTTCGGCTTCTACCTGCTTGTCTTTATCAGGCATTATACGTTTAACTGTATCTCCTAGAATAGGGGCAAGAATAGGTATTAAAGCTTGTAACATTAAACTTCAGCACAGGCATAACAGTTGATTTCTAAACCAACAGCTACTTCTTTAACTATAGGTGATTTCCACATATTAGTTCCTTTCTATATTAAATTAAACAAATTGACTTTTAAGTAAAAGAAATATGAGAGCGACTCCAACTCCAGTTGCAATGAACCAACCGAGCCGTTCCCATCTATTAGAATTTCTTTGGATAGCTTCTTTGACATTACGAAGTTCCACCATGCACTCAGACGACCATCTATTAGAACATTCTCGTTCATGGTTTTCTATTCTCCTTAACGCTTCCATTGCAAGTTCCAGAGAGTTTTTATCGTTTTCATTCATTTAAATTCCTTTTATTTACTCCTAAGGTTTAGTAGGCCACACTACGTTATCAAGATTTGTATAAGTTTCTGTAATATCTCTTAATGCTTGACGATAGCTTGCTTGCTCATCTGTCATTGTCACATCAGATAATCCCCACCAATCTGTTTCTGATAACTTAATGTTTCTTTCTCTTCTTAATTCATCTAGTTGTTGTTCCGCAGTTTTTTCAACAGGAGTAGGTTCTACCCAAGTTAATCCTTCTGCTTCTTTTGTTTCGTCATCCCAAACATTAAACCAATTTCGAGGAGCTGTTCTTCCATCGGAATACTTAAATCCTTTATTTGTTGCTACGTCTGAACCGTCTAATTGCCATGCCATAATTTTACTCCTTATGCTGTATTAACTGCTGTTACTGGAAATGCACTTCCGTCTGTTGATAACGCAAAACCAGAATGAACATTCCAATTTGAATTAGTAGAGCCGTCAGGTGCGCTATTGTATGTTGTACTTGAAGTTGTGCCATTAGCACCAAACAACCAAATACCATTTAATTCACTAGAATTTTCTGGGTTTGCTCTTGTTGTGTCTAAATCTGTTCCATTACCATCTATATCTAAATGGTCTATAGGTGTTCCATCTGAATTAATAAATTCATTTATTGTTCCAGGACTTGCACCAGTTACTACTGTATGCTGTGCAAGATATGTAACACCTTTCATTGTAAAAGAAGGACTACCAGTTAAATTACCTATAGCACTATTCCATGTAGAATGGTAACCCCAATATTTTGAAAATACATCTGTATAATCACTAGCTGTTCTACTTATTACTTCATCTCCATCTATATAATGTTTTACTGTAGATGAACCAGCTATCATACAATAATGATGCCATACATTGTGTGTAAGTTTATCAGAAGCTAATACACTAGATTTAACATTATGATAATGACCATTATTATATTTTACATAATAGTAAAGACAACCATCTGTTCCTAAAATACAAGCAGTATGGTCTTGTCCTCCATGATAATGTCCCCAAAACATAGTACCATAAGAACTATTAGCATAGTTATTTTTATACCAATACGATACAGTTGCTCTTTTATTCATAGTATTGTTAGTAGCCCAAGCACCTCTACCATCATTATTTGCACTATATAATCCAGCATCTAAAAATCCTCCTGCTCCTGAAGCACCTAATATTCCACCATTACTAAACATATTTTCTCCTAACTAAAATCTGCTTGAGGTGCGAGTAAAAGTATAGAATTATCTGCCTTTACAATATATCCAACAACATCATATTTTGAATTAGTAGCAGTTAAAGCTATTCCACCACCAGCTGGGCTTTCGTAATCAGAACCTAAAGTAAGAGTTGCCGCACTTCCAGAAGAAGGTTGAATAAATATTATCCAACCAGTTTGTCCTACTTGTGATGCTTCTGTTGTAGGATTTGCTAGAGTATTTGCACCAGAAGATAATGTAATTATAAAGTTTTGATATGTATCAAAGTCTAAAGTTAATCCAGTACCAGTATATGTTGATGCTATTTGTGCTTTTGTAAATGTTTGTTGTTCGTCTGTCTTTGCATTTGCACTATCAAACGCTTCTACATCACTTCCTATTGCGACACCGAGAGCAGTCCTTGCCGCACTTGCTGACGTTGCACCAGTACCACCTTTAGCTACTGTTACAGTAGGTAAACTCGATACTCCTATACCACTAGTTACTGTAAATGTAACACCACTAGGTAATGTTATTGTATCACCACTATCACCTAGTTGTATAGTATTTGCTGAACCATCAGCAGGGGATATTTTATCTACTTTAATTTCACTCATTTATCTTTCCTTCCAATTTATAGAGCTTTCGTTCCAATTATAAAATTTACCATCATCTGGATAATCTACTGGAGATTTCCATTGACAAGTATCTTCATCTAATGTCCAAGATGCGTAAGGTTTTGGTGGAATAAAAGCATCTCTGCTTGCATCATAAGTATAACCAATACCAGCATAATTTTTTCTTATGTTCTTGTTATAAGAAGTTTGCTTCCAAGTATCGCTAGTACCATAAAGATTATTTATAAATGTAATACCAGCACTTTCAGAAGTTGCTATATCATTAGAAACTACTATTACTTGTGTAACTATATTGTTTTCATCTAGCTTTGCAAAATGTGCCATTATGCTGTGTAACTCCCAGAAGAATTAAATACTAAAATTGTATCAGTACCTACAGTTGTAACAGTTGGAGAACCGCTAGTTGTGCCAGTATAAAATTCAGTAGGAATTTTTAATATAACAACACCAGAACCACCATTACTTCCGTATTGACTGTTACCAGTCCCGATTGTATCTGTTCCTCCTGCTCCTCCTCCACCAGTATTAGCTGTTGCATGAGAAGGTTGTGTAAGAGATTGGGCTGAACTTGCTCCACCACCAGTTCCTCCTACTCCGTATACCATACTACTACTGTATTGCGACCAAGCACCACCAGCACCACCGCCACCTCTTGTAACACTAGAGCCAGTTATACTAGATGATAATCCATCTCCGCCATCTCCTATAATATATGGGTGTGTACTATTTTGTCCTACTTGACCAGCTCCACCACCCCCTGGTCCAGTATAAGACGGATATACACCACCACCATCATCAAAACTAACACCTCCATTATGTCCTTGACCAGCAGTTCCTTGAGCAGTTACTGTGCCACTAGATTTCCACATTGAACCACCACCAGAACCACCATCTTGACCATCTCTATGATTAATATCATCTGCGCCTCCGCCACCACCACCTATAGATGTAATTGTAGCAAAGACAGAATTGTTCCCATTATTTCCTGTTGAACCATTATTTCCATCAATAATAGTAGTAGATGCTGTTCCTCCAGCACCTACAGTAACAGTATATGTTACTCCTGATGTTGGTACAAAAACACTTTCTGCGGCAGAATTTCCACCAGAAGTTTCTCCTATTACAGAGTTGCGATAACCTCCAGCTCCGCCACCTCCAGCTTGACGACCTCCGCCACCACCACCACCAGCAACAACAAGATATTGTATATTATAAGCAGGAATGCCAGCACTACCACCAGCACCAAATCCTAAAACATTATATCCAAAACCAGTCATTATGCGTCATTCCCAGCATTAGTTGTAAAGAATATTTTAATACCTAAAAGTCTTGCGTCTCCAGATTGGTCATCTGCCGACACATCTCTCATAACTTGAAAATAGCATTGATCTCCTACTGCTGGATTACCAGCTATAGTTACTGCACCACTTTCAGCAGTTACATTTAAGTCATTACTTGTACCGCTATGTGCTTTAGCTGTGGCTACTACGTTAGTTCCAAAAGCAGTATTAATAGAATCATTATCACTTATAGCTACTCCAGATAATCCCCAAGCTACAGTACCAGTATTAGTTCCAGTTACTGTAAAGAATGCTTGGAAAGTAATTGTTCCTTCATTCCAAGATTTAGGCATAGCTATTGCAAATTGTGCATGTTCATCTGAACTAGCATCAAAATCTAATACTTTTATTTCTGGCCCATTAGATAATTCTACTTGTTCTATATCAGCACAACCAGCAGTTGTATTAGGATACATAGCTACTGCTGGAATCCATATAGTTTCCTTACCAGCAATTTTAGTTCCAGCATCATAGGCTTGAACTGTTGAACCTATAGCACTAGAAGTTAATAATCCAGTTGCAGTTCCAGCTACATTTATTGTTGCTCCAGAAGGAATAGAGATTGTAGCACCACTTGGAACAGTAATAGTATCTCCACTTACTCCTAAATTCATAGCATTACCAGTTCTTGCTATAACATTATTTACTTTTAATGTACTCATTTTTTACTCCTAAAGTACAACTAGTGTGCCTTGAACATCTAGTATTGTTGAACCAGCGATACTAAACGGACCAGCAACCATGCCGTTTTCTGTACTCGCTAAAGTTAAAGTTCCTGAATAGTTTAATTCTGCTGCATGTACTCTTATGATGTCAGCATTACTACTACCAATTTCACCATTGTTTCCTAGATAGTTGCCACCCCCTAATGAACCTGTTACCGCAATGGCAAGTGTTTCATTACCACCATCCGAATTTTCTGTTAAAGATATGTTTGCACCAGCAGTTAATTTACCATTTAGGAAACCTGCTGTGGTATCATTAGCAGATACTTTTGTCTTTACATCTGTATCAGCAGATAGAGCTACCCAATTAGTACCATCATAGAATTTCATTTGATTATCGGAAGTATTGTAGAATAAATCACCTGCATCTAAAGATGTACTTGGATCAGTAGATCCTATGCGATAACGAACAGCAAACGTATTAATGTCAGTTATATTGGTTGCAGCTGTATTTACGTTTGCAATCGAACCACTTACTGTATTAACACTTGCAATCGAACCACTTACGTTATCCATTGCAGTAACATTAGCTGCAGTAGCTAAAGTATTCATATCAGAAACTACGTCAGCAGTTCCTAAAGTGTTCATGTCTGCAACAGCATCAGCAGTACCTAAACGCCCTATTTCTGTAACTTTATCGGCTACTGCATCTAAATCAGCTACAACGTCTGTAGTACCAAGTATTCCCATATCAGTTACAACTGCGGAAGTACCAAGTAATCCCATAGCGGTTACATTAGCTGAAGTACCTAATTCACTCATAGCATTTACATTAGCTGTTGTTGCTAAAGTGTTCATGTCCGAAACTATATCGGCTGTTGCAAGAGTGTTCATATCTGCTACTACATCAGCAGTAGCTAGAGTGTTCATATCAGACACTACATCGGCTGTTCCCAAAGTGTTCATATCAGCTACAACATCAGCAGTTCCTAATGTATTCATATCAGCAACAACATCAGTTGTTGCAAGAATTGCCATATCGGCTACAGCATCTGCTGTTCCAAGTCTTTCTATTTCTGTAGCTTTGCTAGCTACTGTTGTAACATCTGAAGATATCCCTGCAACTGTTGTTATATGTCCTTGTTCAGTTGTTGTTGGTTTAATAGTTACCCAAGTTGTATTTCCTAAGTCATAAACTTTCATAACATTAGAAGTTGTATTAAAATACATTGCTCCATCAATTAGTGCATCTCCGTCATTGTCTACACTTGGATCAGACGATTTAGCTCCTAAATATCTGTCATCAAATGAGTCATAACTTGCCGCAGCAGAAGTTGCAGAACTTGCAGAAGCTGTTGCACTTGTAGCAGCAGCGGTAGCTGAACTAGCAGCAGCAGTAGCAGAAGCAGCTACAGTTGATACATCTGAAGCAAACTTTGTGTCTACATAGTTTTTAGTAGAAGCATCTTGCGCTGACGTAGGATCAGTTACATTGATAATTCTTTTACTTGTAGCATCATATCTATCTAAAGAATCTTTAGTTAAAGCATCATCAGTAATATCAATAGCTTCTTGAGCCATATTAAAACCTTGAATACTATCGTTATCTAAATCTGACTCTTTAATTACAGATCCTGCTTGATAATCTACAATTCTAGTAGAATGACTAGTAGCCCTTCTTATTTCAACAACTTGTCCATTTGTAGGAGTAGAAACAAATTGTACTTGTGATGTTGTAGGAAACGTATAATGCGTTGTAATTGTTTGTGTTACACCATCAAGTTTTACCACTACATCATCTGTTGAACGGTAACTAAACGTAACACTAAAAGTATCAGTGCTTCCATTAGCAGTATAACGTAATAGCGCAAATGCCATAGTTTACTCCTTGTTTATTGTAAGTTTAATTTTTTTAATGCGTTTAATTTTATATCCATTTGACCTTTTTTGTTTTCATCACGAATTCTTACATATTCAGGAGAATAATAAGCGTCATTTGGATCTGATAATTTTGCTTTTGCCTTATTTTTAAAAACAGTAAATATATCTGAAATTCTGTCTAAAGCTAACGGACGTTGATCAATGTTACCTTCTTTCATAGCTTCATATTCAGGTGACATTACAAAAGCTTCTACAGTTTCATATAAACTTAAACCTGTATTAGGATCACGAATTACACCCATAGCTCCCATATATTTACTGTAAACAGATTTTCCTGCATAATTAAGTGTATCTGTAATAACATCCATGTCTAAAATTTCATTAATGTCAATTGCAGGATCGTCAAACACTTGACGAAAATCTAAATCTTGTCTTTGAATTCCTAAATTAGGTTTTACTGTAAAATCTGAAGCTCGATTATTTTTTAAAGTTAACTCAGATAATTCTTGCATTATAATAGGAATATTGTCTTCTACTCTTACAACAGGTAATCCACCCATTCGGGTTTTACCTACTTCACCTAAAGGTGTGCTTTCTTTTACAGGCCTACCAAATATATCATAATTTGTACCTAATAGTTCATTTAAAAAGGGTAGCTTTCTTGCCATTGCGTTTAAGATAGTAGTGCTTTCTTTAACATGTTTATCTTTAGCCATATCTCTTAGTATTTGAGGTACTAATGTAGAAGCCCACTGTCTTATAGCAAGACCTATCATATTTTCGTCACCTGAAAATGCTTCTACCATTTGATTTAAAGAAACCATGTAAGATTTATTTAACGTAGCATTTGCAATAGCACTTACATAGGTTAATGCTAGTCCTTCAGCAACCTTAACCAAATCAGGGTCATTTTGTAGTAGATGCTGGTTTTGTCTGAAAAATTGTCCTAGTTCTGATCCTGCTGATATAACAGTAGTTAATGGCTCAAGGTTTCTATATGAATATGATTTGTCCCCAATTTTAATTGTTTGCTGTCTGTTACCTGCTCGCCATACTCTTTTTTCTTGTGTGCTATAGTTCCATCTTGGATTTGAATCTACTATCCCTGCAAGATCTCCTGCGAACGCTGCAGCAAACACACTATAACCAATAATTTTTCTTGATTTTAATTGTTGGAATCTAAGAGCAGCTTCTTTGTATTCTAATTCTTGTAATTTAATTAAATCACGTTCATCAGGCGTTAGGTTATGTTGGTTTTTCACCCTATCCATATTGTTTTCATATGTTTGTTTTGTTATTTTTGCTCTTCTTTTAGTCATTAATTGACGCTGTGACACAACTTTACTTAAAGGCATAAATTCTAATCCACGTGAAATAATGTTCATAGGAGCTTTTACAAAAGCAAAGATAACAAGCCGTCCTATTCCGCCCATGCTGTTCGCACCAAGATTTATCATTTTACCTATAGCAGTATCTGTAATGTCAGATGTATAAGTCATTTCTTGTGCAATTTTTATAATACGTTGATCTAAACCTCTGCCTGTTTCAGGGTCAATAATTTCTTTAACGTATTTAACAGCTAACTCATGTAGTTCTTTATCAGATTTACCTTTATAATCAGGATGAACTTTATATTTTATAAAAGCTTCCGCATAAGCGTATGATCTGTAAGCTAGTGTTTTAGTAAACTCATCATACATAATCATTGCATCAGATGCTGTTTCCCAAGGCTTTAATACTCTTGCTGCCGTTACCCGTGCATAAGATCTCTCTCTGCTTCTGTTTGGCGCACGTTTTCCTACTTCTTCAACAACACTTTTAAAAGGATCGGTAATAGTTTCTCCTCTTGCAAATGCTTCAACAGCTTGTTTTCTAGCTTCATGGAAATACAAATGATATGAACTTAATGCTTTCCATTCTATTTTTGCTTCAAGATTTAAACCTGCTTTTCTTGCACCCAGCATTCTAGTAATTGGAATCTCAAACATGTTTATAAGGTTACCCATTATAGCAGCTTGTTGAGTGCTTGCCGCACTTATTAAAGCACCTGTTCTATAGGTATTTAAATGCTGTAGCATTGAAACTATATATTTTGAAGATGTATTTTCTCGTAAAAGTTTTACATTAATATTACCGTCTTTACCTACAGATCTTAA